AAGGTTATTTCACCTGTTTTTCTGCTTTTCTGTTCCTTCATTTGGAATGATTGCCAATTCAATTCGTCAGGCTCGATATACCAATTATCAAAAACGTGAATCATGTTTACCTCACAAATAATTCTTTCCGAACTCCTGTATAAAATCTTTATCAGGATATTCTTTTTCAAATGCTCTTTGCCCGTCTTTTTTCAATCGCTCGTCAAGGGCGTGTCCCCTGCTGCCATGAACACCGTAAGTACCACGATGTTCTTCCCTTGTAAGGGGAACGACCAACCCCCGCTTTATGCTCTTTTTCCGCAGGCTGCCGAAGTATATTTCATGTAGTTCAATGTTTCCCCGACTTCCCGAAACGTAACTTCTATCTAATTTCTTCGTCAGTATAGAGTAGCGTTTATCTGCCATTCGCCAAACTCTTATGTAAGTCTTGACGGTACTTTTCATATACACCGACTTGATCTTGTAAAGAGGAAACCCTGCCGTAAATGTCTTTCATGGAATGTTCAATCAAGCGATCTTCTTCCAATGCTTCATCCAGTGTTAAGGATGAAATATCCTTTGCAAGGCGATAACCTTTTGTTCTGCTGTTGAAAATTACAGGTACTTGTTTTTTTAGTTCGCTTACCTCACGGCGCATATCCCTATCGTTTAAGCCTGTCATTCTGCAAAGCTGCTCACGTGTGGTGAATCTATCCGTTGATAAAAATTGTTTTATCATTTCCAGTCCTCCTTCATTCTCGCCAGTTCTTCCGGCGGTAAAGTTTCAATGCCGAGTTCCTTTGCTTCGCTGATGATTCCGTCAATAAAAATCGACATCTCTTCGGTGGTGAATTCGGAAGTACCTTTCAATGCTCTGTAATGCGTGAAGGGCTTTCCGTTTACGTTGCCATGTCCGATGATGTCGATGTATTTATATAGGCTTGCTACGTCAATGTCCGATTGCACCGAGAAAACCAATGGCCTCCCATTTTCGTCCTCTAATATCTGCCCGTACCGTTTCAGCATTACAATATAGGTTTCTTCTTTGCTATTACGAAGTTTGTTTGAGATCAGTTCGATTAGTTTCCAAGCGTAGGCATTGGCTGACAGTGACCGCCGCTTTACCTTCCGTTTGACGGTCACCGTCAATTCCTTTTCCGAGAGTTCATCAACGCATTTCTGTGCTAAGTCACGCTCCTGTACTTCGAATACAAGGAATACTCCTTTAAAGGTCTGTTCCAGTTTGTTCAGTTTCGCCGTAAGTTCCATACGCTATCCCTCCGAGTAATTCATCTACTTCTTCGTAAATAAAAGGTATTTCTTTGTACTTCTTTTTTGCTTCTCTTAACCATATACAACGTAGTTCTTCAACGGTTTTATCGTAGCAATACTGATATCCAATGGAGTAAAGCGTGAGCTGGTAGGATAAGTAAGTATCATCGAGTTTAGACGTTCTTTTAATGTCGGCTAAACCTAATGCTCCGTTACGGGTCTGATGCACCATATCCAATCTCCCGGCGGCGACAATGTCACCGTTATACGGGATAATTACGGGTACTTCGTTCTCCAGGCATTGAAAGCCGTATTGCCGTTTCATGAGTAGGTAGTTTACAAATTCGGGAGCAATTTCTTTCCGTTCGGCGGGGACGGTGTAATGTAACGCGTCCCCACTTCTTTCCGCTTCTTCAATCGTGCTGTGTAACATCGTCCCTATCCTTGCGGCGTTTTCTAAAATATGCTTTGGTATTCCGTCATACTTTAGCGGAAACTTATGTTTTAGTATCTGTGTGATAGATGGAACGATTATTCCGTCACAGACGTACATGTGAAGATCATCATTGTATTCCAAAGTATGGTTTTTTATTTCCCATGTTTCCCAGGTCATCGCGCAACAGCTTCCTTCTGCGCTTCCTTCGCTTCTTTTTGCTTAATGATAGCGGAAGCCTGCTCCGTGGTGAGATCGTCGATGGATTTAACCTTGTAAGTTTTCAAGACCCATTTCTTTTGTGTTTCGTTGAACGCGCCGATAATTTTCAGTTGTGCGGGAGTAAGCGTTCCTTTTTCAAACTGCGTTACATTGTTCATATCACCGCCGTAACCTTCCGGCTCTTGAATGTTTGTGCCATCACTCGCGGTATCGTACTTTGTCCGGTCCTTGCTCCAGTAAATATCTGCACCGAAGCCAAGCATTTTACAAACAACGGAAATTGCATCGGTATAAGCCATTTTGAAAGCCTCGTCGCTCGTAACAAGTTTTCCTTTTTGTGTAGATATAAACGATGCTCCACCTGTACCGCTGATCGGTTTAGACCATTCGCCATCTTGCTTGACATAAAGATTGATTTCACAAAAAGCCGCCTTTTCCCCGCCTGCCCCTTCTTCAGTCCATCTCTTTGTGATTTCCGTATACCAACCGATACCACATAAACCGAATAATTCCGTTAGTTTTTTAATGCGCCACATCGGGTTAATATCAGTGAATCCATTCAGCCTGCCACCTGTAATAGTTTTTTGCGCTTCCTGCGGTACTTCTCTGACTTTTTCATAAATGCTAAGATTTTCCATGATTTTTACCTCCTTTTAAAATGGTAAATCGTCAGGCGGTGTTATTTCTTCCTGGTCTACCGCTTGTCGTTCGGTTTTGCTGCCGAGTAACTGCACTCTGTCTGCTACTACTTCCGCTATCGTGCGTTTCTTTCCCTCTTTATCTTCGTAAGTGCGAATCTGCAATCTTCCGTCAATGGCGATCATGTTTCCTTTATTTACATACTTTTCTACGATTTCAGAGGTTTTTGCCCAGCATACAATTGGGATGAAATCTGTTTCTTTATCTCCGCTTGCATTTCTGAAATCACGCTCACAAGCTAAAGTAAAGGTGGAAACCGTTTTTCCTGTGCTTGTTGATCTTGTTTCGGGGTCTTTCGTGGCTCTGCCTAATAATACAATTCTGTTGATCATTCTTTCTCCTTTAATCCTTTTAAATCAGTAATGCAGTCAATCAAAAAATCAATCGTCTTATCTATATTTTGGTTGTATTCTTTTACTCTTTTTGGCGTTCTTTTGACTTCATAATCACCACCACCAACACTGTAATGTGTAGTGTTCGGTAATTTCATATAGTCTGCAAGGTCAATCTCGAATTGATATTCTCGTAAATATCCCATATGCGTCAATTCAAGTTTTCTTTTAAACTTACTATTCGTTTGGATAAAGTCATTTTGCTGGCAATATTCCGGGTATTGTTGACGTAGCTCCTTGATGTAGTCGATACGTTTTTTTACTTTTTCGGCAAACTGCTCAATGCTTTCGTCAAATGACCAACAAAAAGTGCTTTCCTGTACATAATCGTTAATGGTAAATTCAATAACGACAGCAAGATCTTCGCTCTCCTCTGGCTCTCTAAATGAAACCACTTTAATATCATCGAAATTTAAAGCACACTGTAATTGTTGTTCTATTTCTTCGCGTTCCTCTTCTTTGCGTTGCGCCACATCTTCATATTCTTTTGCTTTACGTTCTGCTCTTGTCATGGTTTTTTTATAGGTTTCAGCGTTCATTTTTACTCCTTTCAAAATACACACTCACAAGGTCGGCATTCATCGTCTTTACCAAGCTCGCGGCGCACCTGCGCCCAGAAGGTTGCGGCGTTGATCCTGTCGGTTGGCACGATACCCCTGTGCTGCATTGCCTTAAATTTAGGCTCCAATTCGGCAAGGTAAATGCCCTTTATAATGCTGTGGCCGATATAGTCCTCTGCCGCTTTGGCCTCCACAAAAAGATCCTCCCGCAGGCAATACGATGTATTTCATTCCCATCACCCCCACACAATCAGCGCAATACCCATGCCGATTGTTGTCAATGCCCACGCGCCTGTCATGATGCGGTTTTTAATGCGCTTACGGCGCTTTACTCGTTTACGGGGGTTATAATCCAGTGACATCCATTCGGGGTATTTGAGTTCGGGTTCCGGGGTTTTGATCTCGCCCCAGGTTCCTGCGGCTCGGTTATCCATTGTTATTCCTCCTGTTCCAGGCTTCTATGGCTTCTGCCTCCGTGTCACAGTAGTCCGTGCCACACCCACAGTAAGGACAGCGCGCCTCATAAAGCCATTCGGTAATGTGATTGATGTGATTTGTTTCCGCTTCGCCTCCGCAAAACGGACATGGTTTAAGGTTATTCATTGTAGTTTCTCCTTTAATAATCCACTGCTTCTTGGCGGGTAATAAAGAAGTGTATTCCCGTTGAACACTCATTCCAGCGGTCATTGTCAAAGTTATTTATGGATACGATTTTCCCGACTTTATAGGTAAAGTTATTGTCGTAAGTACTCGTTGCCGATTCAACGTCTGCCGCCGTTCCATCTTTGTGCTGAATTTCCAATACTTTAGCTTCAGAGCAGCGGCATTTTCTTGTTGTTGCAGATGATCTTCTAGCTGTCTCTGTTATTTCTAGTTTAACGATCAAGCCGCCGTTGACTTTTTTCCAACCAATGAAAGAGCCATCTCCCGGACACGCGATGGGAAAAACGCTGTCGGCTCTGCACAGGTCGGCTTCGCGCAGGTCGGCTTCGTGCAGGTTGGCTCCGTACAGGTTGGCTCCGTACAGGTTGGCTTCGCGCAGGTCGGCTCTGCGCAGGTCGGCTCCGTACAGGTTGGCTCCGTACAGGTTGGCTCCGTACAGGTTGGCTCCGTACAGGTTGGCTCCGTACAGGTCGGCTCTGCACAGGTTGGCTTCGCGCAGGTCGGCTCTGCACAGGTCGGCTCCGTACAGGTTGGCTCCGTACAGGTTGGCTCGTTCGCCGCCATCACCTGTCAGCCATAAAGCGTGGTTGTCTAAAATTTCCTTGATTTCATCTTGATTCATCTTTTCTCCTTTCCAGCGCTTCAATAGCGGTTTTGTATACCTTAATTGTTTCGGCCCAATCGCTTTGGTTGGGTTTTCCTTTATAGCGCCCTACTTTTTTTCTGAAATAATCAAGCGCAACTTCTATTCCTATGTTATCTTTTTTTGACCATTCCTCAATAATTCGGAAATGCTCTTCGTCAATCATTGAGATAATCTCGCCGTTGATAAGCCTTTCATGAGTTGGGCGGCAATGATCCTCAAGTGGGCAGCATGCACACTCCATACCCCTTTTTTTGTGCTGATTGCATAGCCTTGTTTGCGCTTCCGCGTATTCTCTCCCATCCATTAGACAACCTCCTGTAATTCCCGAATGATGTTGATTTCTTCGCCCGTGAAGTTCGCTTCGATGATCTTGCGTAGCTTCATTCTTGTGTCTGCAAGGCACTTATCACAAACATTGTTTTCCATTTCGTAGCGGTCAAAGCGCTCTCCGCAAATAGTACACTGTTCTGCTTCTGCAATATCATCAGAACCGCAACAGGGGCAACATTCAGACAATTCGTAACAAGGCGTACCAAAGTGTTCCCCCATATCTTCCCTACATACCCTCACGTCTTCATCGTCAAATACTTCATTGCAGTTTCCGCATTTCATCATGGTTTCCACCTCCTATAAAATTATTACTATCATTAAAACAGTGGTTAAAATTGCGTTTGCGGCAAGTGATAGGTTTCTTGCTCTCTTTAATCTCTTGATCTTCGGGTATCTGTGTTGACGTTTCTTTTCGTATTTATTCATGCCGTTTCTCCTTTTAGAAAATTCACTAATAACTTTAAAGCAAACGAATATCATTTATTTTGCAACTGTATAAATCACAAATTAGCGGGAGTATATTAGATGATGGGTGCGTTTTTCCCGTTTCCCAATTATGAATGGTCACTGTCGTTACTCCCAGCTTGTCCGCTGCTTTTCCTTGTGAATACCCTGCGTTCACTCTCAATGCGCGTAAACTTAACTTCATCAAATCATCCTTTCTTTATGTTCTTTGCGTTAGCTTTCATCTAACCTCTGACTTTATTTTAGCTTAAAGATGATGTTTTGTCAATAGTTTTTTTAAAAAAATTTAGCTTTTTCTTGACTTTTTTTTAGCATACTGATTACGATAAAGTAAAGGAGGTAAAAAACATGGCGAGTAAAAAACAAAAAGAAGTTTTATCAAAAAATTTACGGCACTACTAAGAAAATACGAAAGATAAACCGCACCGACATAGAGTATTTTCTTGAAATTTTGGTAAAAAAAATTACTCCAAAAGTTACATCAAGGACATCAAGGGAACGCTGTCCTCAATATTAGCTTATGGAGTAGATGAAAAAATAATATATAATAATCCATGCTATAAAGCAAGAATTGGACGGAAGGTACGCTCTAAGAACGCAAGAGATTCGTTTACGCCCTATGATTTAATTTAGGTTGCCGAATTATGCCATTTTATGCTATTTTAAACCACTCTAAACACATTCTAAACAAGTCAACTCAATATGCTATCGTACCAATATGAAGGTCTGGAAGTCTTAGATGTGGCTGTCGTACTTGTTCCTGTTTGGTTGTACTTGATTGTGGAAGTACTGCCTTTTGCCGTAGGAAGTTTTGCGCCCGTTTTAGCCGTTGCAGCCGTGGGAAGATAAGCGCGATTGTTTGGTGCTGTATTGGTTTGTTTTGAGGTGGAAGGTTTTATACCAACGGTGGAATGGGTTTTGTAACCTTCGTTTGAAAGTGTTTTGGAAATGTTTTTTACCGTGTTATAAGCGGATGACTGGACGCCCTTCGTGGCTACCCGTGTGCTGCCTGAGCGTTTACCACTTGAACCGCCGGTACGCTTGCCGCCGGACTTTCCCGATGCGGTAATAACATCTTGATACCCGCCACCATTATAATAGCCGCCTGAACTTGCGCCGTCAATAGAAAAGTAATTTGCGGGGTTTACCCATTCACCGTCAACCATGTAACCAAGGTGTAGGTGTGGGCCAGTGGACGTACCTGAATTACCGCTCTTTGCGATCTGTTCACCTGCGGAAACGGTATCGCCGACACTAACCCCGGCAGCGGAAAGGTGGGCGTATTTCACCACGTTACCGTCTTTATCGGTAACCTCAACTTCCAAGCCATAACCACCGCCATCCTTAACCTTTGTTACCGTTCCGTTTTCGAGAGAAACAACAGGTGTGCCAACCTTGCAAGCCAAGTCAATGCCTTGATGATAAGTCGATGCTCCGGCTGTTGGTGCTGTCCTATAACCGAAGTTAGAAGACACCCTGAAATCACCGCCAAGAGGACTTATGGACACATTCGCCGCGCTTGATTGTACCGTACCGCCATCGGAAAATACAGGCATGGTTTCATCGGAATAGTTTTTAGATTTATACAAGGCTTCTTTTTGCTCTGCCGGAATATCGAGAGATTGAATATAATCTACGATCTTCTTTTTCAGTGAGCCGTTAATTGTTTTTCCGTTTTCATCCTTATCCGATTCAAAACTATTCATTTTTGAATACGCTTCAAGAAAAATACCGGCGTCCATTCCCGTACCTTTAACTTCTGCCCACGTATTTTTCTCGCCCTCTGTACCGTGGTTTTCAATATAATATTCCGTACCCTGGGTTTTCTTAATTGCGGCGGCGTAAGACTGATCAATGTCATCCCCTGCTTTATAGGAAGAACGCGCTTCATCACGAATTTGGATTGTTTTAGTATATATTTCCTTGTAAAGCTGGTTTAATTGATCTTTTAATACAAGTATTTGGTCTTCTTTTTCTTTGTCGGATAAACCCTTATCAGCATAAATATCATCTATCTGACTATTGATTTCGCTGATTTCATCCTGTCGGCTGTTCATATACTTTAATGCGGCTTTGTCGGGCGTATTGCCATCCGTGTCTTTGTTTGCCCGGTTTAGCTTTTCTTTTAGGTTATAATATTCGGAGGCAGATTCATTCGTCATAACGGTATCAATGGAAAACTTCTTTTCCAGTGGGTTAATCAGCCTTTTAACTGCCCGTTTTAGTATGTCCTCCGCTGTTCCGTCAAACATTCCATCCTTAAACAACGGTAAAAATGTATCGCCGAGAATACCCGTCATTTGGTCAATAATGTAATCCATCTTCATAGGAGACCAATCGAAAAAGAAGAACGTATTCCCTTCTTCATCGGTAAAGATATCATGCATTAGCTTTGTAATGGTTTTAGATAATTCTGTCGTATCTTTATCATACTGCAAATACTTTGATTTATCTTCCAGGCTGAATGGAACAATATCATAGCCGAAGAAATCCTTGTTTGCCCACAACTGGAAAAACGGTGCAATAATACTACTCGTTACAGGATTAGAAGGAGCGATATTATCCGTGAAAGACCTAAATTCTTCATACAACGCTTCATTTATAGAGTATTCACCCTTCATGTAACCGTAGGGAATATAGTATAAACTACTCAACCATGCGATAACGCGCCCTTTCGGAACCATAAACCAATTATCACCGATTTTGAAGATGTAGTTTGCCATCTTCTTATAGTCGGGGATATCCTCATATTCAGGATCATCCTTGTATAATAGCCAGTTCGCAAGCGAAGGAGCAATTCCCCATATTGCCATCTTGATAACAAGCCCTGCGATGTTTTCAGCCATCTTGATTTTTGATTCATCTTTTGTCTGCCTGAACGTGCGTACAAGTCTATCCATACCTTGAACACCAGCGTTTAGAAATGTTGCGCCGTAGGTGTTGAGATATTTAACCAGCGTACCACTACGCCCGAAGTTTAACGTGGCATCGGCGGCGGCTAACATAGCCTGCATTTCAATATCTCGTTTAGAGTACTGGTTCAAACCTTTTTTATTCTGTTTTGTCAAGCGGTCCTTCGTTTCAAGGTATACTGCAAAACGAGGAGCCTGCTCTACAAGAAAGTTCACATCATCAATATGCTTCAAGGTGTGATCATACAGTTTAGAAACATTCTTCTTTTTACCGCCCACGGTATTATCGTACTCAAATATAGAAGCGTTCGCCGCGCCGCTGGCAAGATATCTTCTCCACTCTTTGGCAACTTCCGTATTATCGGAAATAATACCAGCCCACGATTTACCGTAATAAAAAGGCAGCTTTTCAGAATGAAGGTTGTAGATAAACATATCCTGCAAGTCCTTTATGCCATTGGTAAGCGTAAACACGGGGTTGTAGGTGGTTAAAGTTCCGCGCTTGAAGTTGTTTATGTTTCTCAATGCGGCTTCAAAAGTATTTTCTTCCCGCTTATAGGTGATTCTATCCCATGCATATAATATGTTTTTGTCGACAATGTAAATATTGTGTTTTTCACCGTTTACGTAGGCTGGAATAAATGGTCTACTACCCTTTTTATCATCCTTCTTTTTAACTTCGTAACCGAAATTATCAACAGCATCTTCTACGCTATCGTAATCTAAATTTTCTACGGGAAGATCGTCAACTTCCATAAACTCCTGCGCCTTGATGGGGTCTTTCGCATAGGCTGTCATAAATTGAAGAGCTAACTCGTTCTTTTTCAGTTCCTTTACGATTTCCCTTGTACGGCGTTCAAGCTGATCCCACAACGGGTCAAGAGGTTTATTACCACCTTCCGCGGTTTTGAAAATCTTGTGGACACGGTGAATCTTGCCGGAGTTGTCCATTTCTTCTTCTGTTCTGAACGTAGGAACGTAATGCGGGTATTTTTCTTTAAAGTATACGGCATCTTCTCTTGAAATGCGACCAACGGAAACCGCCATATCAAGAAGGTTTCTAACGAATTGATGCACTTCTTCACCAATCTTTTTAAATTCGGGATACTGCTTCAAGAGGTCTTCGACAATCTCTTTACTTTCCGTTAAGGTGCTATTGGTAACAGGTTTACTGTATATGATTCTATCCTTGTTGTGAAGTTCAAACATGTATTTTTCAAAGGCTTCAAGATAAGAGTTGTCTTTTTCTTTGCCGGGCAAAACCCTGTCCCCACGTTTTAAGATGGGTTCCATGATTTCATACAGGCTTCTTCCTACATATTCACCGCTAAAATTATACTGCCCTTTACCGAATAGCATTGTCGTAGCTACTGCATTACCCTGTTTTGCGCCGTTGTAGTAAGAGTAAAGATTATGATACTTCAAGGAATTTTCCATGCGGGTAATGGCTTCCCCTTCATCAAGGAGATACTTCTTTAATTCTCTTCCTGCGTTTTGCCGCATTTCCGCGAGGGTACTCCGTTCCTTACCGTGACTCGGCATGATCTTTGTCCGTGCATCTTCCTTCGCCCGCGCGATTTTTTCCGAATAGTCGAGTAATACACTGGATATATCTTTTTTCATCGTATCATAAACAAATTCAGAAACATCTTCGTTGCCATAATAGATAGAAAGAAGATCATCAATCTGTTCAGAAGAGAATTCACCAATGTACATGTCGAGTACCATTTCTTCAATGGCTCTGTCCATTCTCCCCTTGCGATTCCCTAACGGTTTAACCTTACCGCCGTTCTTGAATATCGGCATGTTATTTAGCTTAAATCCTGCAATATCAAGATAGAGGAATTTCTTCTGATTTACCGTTAAATTAAGAGATTGAATATAGTCGATAATCTTTTTACGCCGAGTACCCATGACGATTTTACCGTCTTTTTTATCGGCGTGAATACCCTTTAAGTCGGCGTATATCCCGTAGAAAGTATCTTTGTCAATGCCTTCTTTTTCGGCTAATAAAACAGAAACGTATTTCGGACTGTTTTTCTGTTCCATACTGCCGAAGTTTGAAAGTATATCCTTTTTAAACTCTCCACGGAGTTTTTGCACTTCCGCGTTATGATCGTAAAGTAATTTTCTTGTATCAGTGGGAGTACTCTTTACATTTTTCTTTTTCGCTTCTTCGAGAACCGCCGCTTTGCGTTTTTCCAGTTTTTTACGGTAAGCATCTTCCTGCGCTTTTTCGTAAATTTTGCGTTCTTTTTCGGTTAACTGTTCGCTACGTTTTGCCTGAAAAGCGGAAATATTCTTATAGCGTTGATTGGTTATTTTGTTCGCCCGTGAAAATTCTCTTGCGGTTTTCTTCGCTGTTTGGCTTAGTTTTTTTGATTCCTTTTTGTAGCGCCGTTCAACTTCTTTATTCGCGGCATTAACAATACGGTTTTTCACGTTTTCCGAATAGTATTGTAGTGATTTTCTAACGAAAGAAATCTCGTTTTCAAGAATCTCTTTCATTTCCTGCTCGGTCATTCCCTCGCGTAGTGCTTCCTCATCACCCTGTATTTTCATTTTCTTTTTAGGTGTAATGGAAATTACCTGTAATATTTCTTCAACGCCTAAACTGTCTGAAAATACGCCAGGATAGTCATTAAGAAGTATATCCCGCATGTCATCAAGAGAAATAGAATCGTTACCCTTCGTAAATGTAAATGACGTTTTATTGCTAATACCTTTTTTATTTAACGCAACAATACCGCCGAGGTCATTTACTTCGCCGCGAACATCTTTAGGAATATAGATTTTTAAATTGCGTAATTCCTTTTTAGCGGCTTTAATGCTATCTTCAATTTCAATCTTCTCTCCGCTATTTTCATAGGCAGCTTTAGTGATTTTGATAACATCGTTTTCCGTGAACCCTTTGCCGAGATAGATATTCATAGCAACATTTTTAATCATATTGCTTATTTTGCGCTTGTTGTCAATTACGCTAAAATGGTTTTCTATACCTGCGGTAAGTTCGGAGGCGAAGCGCATAGCGGCAATTACTTCATCCGTTGCCTTTTTCCCACCGTATTTGATGTTTCCGTCCTTACCCTTAAAGTAGTTTTCAAAAATACCTTCTGCGCTGATTCCGTCAAGTTCTTCTTCAAAAGGATTCCGTTCATTTTCTGAAATAGAATAGCGGATATCTTCGTTTTCTTTTAGTTTTTCCGTATACTCTAATACATCTTCTGCTGCATCTTGCTTTGTTATGTTCGGTTTTTTTTCAATCAGATCTCTATCAAAAACAACTGCACCATCATTAGTTATGACCGCGTTTATATCGTTTGGTTCTAAAACATTATCCCATAACCATGCAAGCATCTCAGGATTATCATAAGCCTCTGCATCATCCACAATATTTTTCGGATTGAAAGTTTCAATTATTTGATCTGGCGAATAATCTTTTAGATAATCTAAATTGGAAATTTTTATATCGTTTTCATCCCAATACTCATTCCATATGTTTTTGATTTCCTTTTTTAGTTCTGAAAAGCCAATACTTCCTTTTCCGTAATAAATATAAAGTGTATCACCAAATTTAGACCCTCTATTGACCGCCCCATCTGACGAATATGACTTTGCAAACATAGCGTGTCCATAATCGCTCATTGGTGTTTTTGCATTTGTCCACCGGTCATAGGCGTTTTTCCAATCAATACCATATTTGCTGTATTTTGCAGTTTTGCTATCAAATGAGCCATCGTCGGTAGAATAACGTATCGTTTCCCCTTTTTGCTTACCATCCGCAATTCTTTCCTTTAACGCTTTCTTGTACATGTTCCGCGCATCAACGAAAAACTTCTGTTCTTTCGTTCCCGTTAATTTCTGAATCATGTTATTCAGCCAGTCTATGATTTTCTGCGCTAAGGTTCTATCTCCCGTAACGGTTTTAATTGTGTCGAAGTCGGTTAAAAGTTTCTTTTCAACGAAGATTGCCATTACTTCCTCGTTAACGTCTTTCTCTGTTTCCAGCTTATAACCGTTTCTTTCGTATAAAGAAAGAACATCGTCCTGTTTATAACCAACGGAATCCTTGTAATAGTTGAACACAAGTTTTTGAAGGCTGTTATAGCTTTCCGTTCCAGATAAAGTATGCGTTAATTCATGGGAAACAATCTGCGCCACAGGATTTTCGCTGTTTATACTAACGTAAATCTTGCCATTTTCGTATCGTCCATTCTCGCTTTTCTTCGGATTATTTTCAAAGACGATTTCCGTTCCCGTAGCTTTTTCAATAGCCGAAGCGGAATCAATAATGTTTTGCGATACGTTAAGTTGAACGCCCGTTTTCTCTGCCGTATTATAAGCCGTAGAAAGGCGTTGAGCCTTATCCTGATACTCCTTAATATAAACGCTATCGGTAAGCGTAGGAAGGCTTGTAACGCCGTTCTCCCGTACTGTGGCGGTAAGTGTCTTTACACCTTCATCAGTAATAACCGCAATCGAAACTTGATCTCCGACTTCTTTCGTTTTTGCCAGTGCGTTCATTTTCACAGTGGCGTCTTTCATTGAAGTTGCAATTTCCGCAAGGTTGGAGGTAACGGAGGTTTCTTTTATTTGCGATTCATTGGATGCAATCGTACCCTTGCCCTTCGATACAAGTTTAGCCTGCTCCATTACGGCGTTCATATCTTCTTCGGACATGCCGCCAGCTTTTAAACCTTCTTTAAACTGCGACATGAATCTACTTTTGCCGCTTTCCGTATTGTAAACGCCCAAAGCAGTAGCAGGAACACCGAGAATTTCAGCAACCACAAAACCAAGTCCACCGGCGGCGGCAATTTCCTGCCACGTAGCATTGGCGGCTTCTTCATCGTAGGTTGCCCTTTGAATAAACGGTTGAACAAGTTCCATAATTGCTTCTTCGCTTGCTTCACCACCACCAGCGGCAAGACGTTTCACAATTTTACCACCCATAGAATTTCCAAAGGCTTCAAGTGATTGTCGAGTAGTCGGACTTAGTAACTGGACACCTGTCTTTTTTGCCAGCGTGGAAACGGCGCCTTTACCGAAGTAACCAAAGCCCGTAAACAGACGTTCCGTTGCCGCTTCTGCAAAGCCTCCCATTGTACCGTAGGTAATGGCTTCTTCTAAGGTAGCGCCCTCTTCTAACGCTTGACGTGCGTATTGACCGCCAGCCTGTATGCCAAAAACGCCCGTAGCGATATCGGGGTTTTTTGTGAGCAGCCCAACGGTAATTGCAGGAACCATATTAGAGATCGTACTGATAACTGTTGCAACTTTTTCCGTGTTTGCATCTGAGACTTCCGCACCCATGACATTACGTCTTAACTGTTGATTATAGTACCATCCCGTTTTATCAAGTACATCTTTCATTTGAGAATCAATGTATGCCCGATAATCTTCCACATTATCAAAGCCCATATCTTTAGCGAACCGTTCTTCCGTAAAGCCGATTTTAGGTAAGGACTTACTGGAAAGAGATACAGGAAGATTTGTAGCACTTAGAATATCATGGGTAATGTTACGTCCTATTTTCATAATAGAACTAACAAAACCATCGTCTGTACTAACCCCTTTTAAGGGAGAGTCAAAATCAGTATTTCCCTTACTCGCAGAAATAAAGTTGATGCTTAAATAGTCAGCTATACCGCCTAACGCTTCGCCTATCGGCTGATATATAGAATCTGTGATATACTGCGTTTCGTTATAATTCTTTTTCGCCCAATCCTTGTAAAACTGAACTTCCTTTTGGATTTTTAAAGCATCGTAATACTTTGTGAGATCGGCTTTACCTTTTGCGTAATTCTCTTTGTTATATTCGCCGTACATGGAAGAAATAAGCGTTTTTTCAAGGGTCTGTCTATCGGCAGGAGATAATTGACTTACGTATTTTTTTACCTTGTCATCATAGCCGTTGTAATAAACAGCAGCAGATAGTAGATTTAATCTATCCTGTCCGGTTGTTTTGTTGTAGGCTTCATCGAAAATATCCTTTGTTTGGTCGTTAATTCCCTGATTATAAACGGCATATAAAGCATAGTCCTGTTTTGTGGCATCATCAAGGGTATTCCAATGCTGTTTGATATACTCAATATTGGACTGTGCTTCTTTCTTGTTTGCCTCGTATTTTTCCTGTTGCATCGGCGTCATCCTTGTTTGGGAGTTTTTAACACCGAGCCCGACAAGGGGGTTGTCCTTATATGTGATTCTTGAGGCTGCTTCTTTTGCTTTTTCTTCCTGTGCCTGGACCCGCTGTGCTTTGTATTTTGCATACCGAGGCGTGTTTTCCACCGGCACTTCTGCCGTTCGGTCAGGAGTGAGTTTATATGTTTCCTTCCCCTTGATAAAATCGTTATAGTTCACGCTGCCGCTTGAGGCAGGTTTATCCCTAAACATACCCTGCTGCGCTTCATTATGACGCTTCATAATGCCATTATTGATAAACTTCGATGATTCCCTGGCGGTGGGCAGGAAAATTCCACTGAACACGCTTTTTGTGGACGCGGCTTTCTTTTCTTCCTTACGCGCCGCCTTGCGGGAGCTGTTCTTAGTGGACGTGCTTTTTTTGGCCGCTGCTTTCTTTTCTTCTTTGCGTGCTATTTCCCGGGAACTATTCTTAGCGGTTTTTACGTTCTTGTTACTCTTATTTGCCTTTGTGGTTTTCTTAATACCGGCCATTTAAATACTCCTTATTTCAATGTGGATAACAGCTGTTCGGCTTGCTTTCTGTAACTCGAATCGCCTGTGGCATCATATAAAGCAAGAAGGGTTTCAATGCGATATTGTAGTTGCTGATTTGAATACTCTTTTTCATATTGGGATTTTTCGTATTCGCCTTGTTCTCTATCGTATTTTGTCTGGTCTTGCGCTTTATTCGCATCGTAATTATCAAGGAACTGCTGATAGGAAAAAGCATTTTCCGTGTTATGCTGCCCCAGCTGATCTTGATACTTACCGTAGTCACCCTGTTCAAGAGAAGATAAAGCGGAAAGTTTGTCGTAATCCGCGCCTAATTGGTCAATGTATCTCTGATAGTCCTGGTTGATATAATTCCCCAACTGATCGCTTAACTGTGTTTTATAATAGTCGCTTGCCTGTGAGCCTGCGGTCATAGCGGCGGTAGAGGGCATACCACCCGTCATAGACGCGTACTGCCCCATTGTATCGGCAGATGCTCTATCCGCTTCTCTCATGTACTGTTTCTTCGCCGCCTGATACGCCTGATCACTATCAGCGTTATAACTCCACGCTTTCTTGTTTTGAATATTGGATAATGCGCTCTGAATCTGATCGGCATATTGATTCTCATAAGTAGGCGTTTTAGTAGCAGGCGAATAAGAAGAGGGCGTACTTAGAGAGATGTAGTCACCCCCATATTTGCCTCCCGAATAGCCGATATCACCCCTGTTTGATTCTGCGATACCGTGCCAATACGCCTGTTCTTGCGGCGTTTTCGATTTACCAAAGTTTATTTTGGCGTTAATAATGGACATTACCTTATCAGGGTTTGATTGTGCAGCCTTTAAGTCATAATCGGAAATACTAACGCCCGAATCCTTTACAGCCTTTATAACATCATCGTATGTATACATGTTACTCCTTTCTTATAGCTGGCTGCCCGTGTAATATTCCAGTGACATGGAATATATATCACATTTACCAGTACCCGCCAGCTTTACAGAAAAATTATCACTTCTTTTTGGGATAATAGGTAGGTAGTATGATCTTTTATATGTTCCCGACATGGACGGTAAAATTGTAGTCCACGTGCTATCCCCGTTATACTTGATATACGCCGTAGCTGTTGCACCCGAAACCAAATTGAGCCGAAGGTGAACTTTAGCCACGCCCTTTTTATTCGGAGAATCAGCGTAAAAATCGGCGAACTGTACCATCCATGAAACGTTACCCTCTTCCGTTGAACCTGCGGGCTTAGAACACGGAGAAACCGTCTTAATTGTACCGTCGTATGCTAATACATTAAGCTGTCCGCAATAGGCGAAATCTAACGCTCTCAAAGTGTCCTCTTTACTCCATAGACCGTTTAAGGTGTCGTAAACAAAAAAAGCATACGTGCCGTCCGCTGCTTTCATTGAAATATAGTAATTAAGACCGTCACTACCTGCTACGCCATCGGTATATTTTGCGCCCAGCGGTTCAGATACTAATTGAGGTATACCACCCGTATAAACGACAATACCGTCTTTATTGAGATAAAATAATCTTTCTCCTGCAATAGCAAGGCTCTTGTTATTGGCAAGCCCCAGGGTCATTGTAGATGAACCTTCATAGTTATTCGGAGTATTGCCGTATATCTTATATACCATATCGTTCTTAAAGAAGATCGGATAACCAAGATAACTAATGCAACCTGTAAATTTGCCTGCCGTACCTGCCTGTACGCTCCAACTGTCGGTAGATAATCCGTCAAACACATTGAAATTGAAGGGGTCTCCAAGTTTAGAAGCATAAATGGTATCGTCTTTACACCCCCATAATCGGTTATGATCAGAGCAGATATAGTCCATGTCGGGAATTTCACGCTTTAGGATAATAGAGGTTTCGGCTGTATTCTTCGGTACTTCGGTGGTATTAAACTTCCCCTCATATAAAAGATTGTTTACCCATACCAAATCAACATTTACCGTTCCATCTGTTGATGTGAATTTAGCCGCGTAAGTCGCTTCAATACCGCTCGGACCGTACTGTACAATCGTACTTAAAACACCCTCTTTATTGCGGATATCATACGGGTCTAAGCTTGAGCCATTATCTATATATGTATACAACATAAATGTACCGAACAAGGATTTTGACGTTTCCAGCATGACGTAATCAAGGCTCCCAATCGTTACCTTTTCGCTATAGTATTGACCGTTTAAATACGTGTTTGCCTTTATTCTCTGCGATATGTCGCTGGTTGGTAACTCATATTTATTTCCCCATTCATTTTCAATATATGCCTTGCTATTTTCATAATATATTTTGCAGTTCTTTTTAATATATCGCCACGCAAAGGAATCACTACTTCTCGTTATATAATAGTCACTCGGAATATTAGTAAAGTCGCATAATATATATTCCTTATCCGTGATCATAAACCATGTCATTCCAGCATCACCATACCGAAACTGATAATCTTCCGTAATGTAATGGGTTGGAATGGTGTCAAGTATAAAGGTGTTTTCATAAAATCTTAAATAATTTCCGTCTATCTCTCGAATAATCGGTGTTTTATTATTCTCTTTATGAACGGTACACCCCGTGATCTTCACAGCATCACCAACGGAAAAGAAATCCCCCCAATTTATAGTAGGTGAATAAATCGTGTTGTTATCCGCTTCCGCTTCGTATAACTCACCTTTTGCCAGGAATACAACATTGCTTGCAGTAAGCGATTTCTCCATATCACCAAAGGTATACTTATTCTGTACCCACTCGTCACCATTCCAATAATAGAGCTTGTATGGGGCAGTTGAGCCGACTAAATATATGTCGTTAATATTAGGTGTTGGCACGGCAGATTTTAACGCCGCTACCGTTGCGTAAGTTCCCTTTGATTTTAGCGTGTCGGTATTGAAATACTTCTTGTCCGGGAAAATGATGATTCTGTTATTTATGGCGGCGAATTGTTTATCGCTATCTGCAACCGTTCCATATGCGACACCGTCATAATAGAATGTTGTTCCGTCCACCCACATCATCTTATTACCGTGGTTAAATATGCCGTGGGGTTTTGTTAAGGAACGTAAAAGGTATCTCTGATGGCGGGGAGACAATACGGGGTAGTTGTCGGAGGTCATATTCGTCATATCGTAGATTTCCCCGTCACTTGCGCCAAGCGTATGATTATAACCGCCAAATTTAGTTTGATATGATTTTTTGTTTGCCGATTTATACGGCATTTCAGGTAAATTCATTATGCCTCCTTACAAAGAAATAGGTCTCAGCACAATACGCGCCGCGTCTCGGCGATTGCCAGCGTAGCTGTTACTCGTAGCCGCCCCCTGCTGGATACTGATATACACATATTCGCCGGCCGTCATATAGATCAAGATATCGTCGGCATAGTCTGCATTGTTGCCGCCATCTAAGCGGCGGTGGAAAACCTGCTGATTGTTATTTGTGCCGATCCATAGCAAGCCACCTGACCCCATTCCCGTGGCGGCGCCAAGGTCGATGTAATAATGCAGGCTGTAATAACCGGTTTGATTAACCTTGAGCCCCGTACTGTTGACGGTAAACAGGCCGTAATCATCAACCACATATCCCGCGGCGTTAAAGTTAAGCTTTGTGCGGGTAGTCGTAGCGATTACCTGGGTGGCGCCGAGTAGCACCTCGGCAAAGCAGCGGTTATAGTTCGGTGGACCCCAATATGGCGCACCGATGATATCTTGACTTAACACACTCCCGGCAACGGACGGAAACCCCAGTGAAGCCGGGGCTTCCGCACCTGCTCCATATAAAAGTTGGTTTTCCGTTAATGAATCACGTCCCGTGCCGCCCGAAGGTACTTTTAAAATGCCGCTTATTTTATTAACATCGGAAAGATCACTGTACGTCTGCGCCGTAAGATTATCCTTTTCGATATGGTTAAAAACATATTCAAGCTGCTGTTTTAATTGGTACATATCACTTGAAACATCTTCAAGATTATCGTATTTACGAATACCATCAGAACGAAACTTAGCCATTATAGACCTGCCTTATTTGTAGGATCATTGACAATGCCGAAGGCAATTAAAATCGGTAAAAGTAAATTCATGAAAGTATTCAATGTCTCGCTAATGTCAATACCTACAAATTCTTTTACAATAAATACAACGAGTGCCGCAATGGCAAGCCATAACGCCCAACTTTTAAAACGATTCCGAAATTTAATGTTGTTCATATTCTAACTCCTTATCATGGTCGATAATATCAAGCCTCTTTTCCACCACGTACATGCGCTCGACAAGATGATTATGACAATCAACTTTCTTTTCCAGCACCTTTAACCGTGTAGAAATACCACCGTAAATTACGCCGATTGATATGGCGTAAGCGATAATCTGAATCCAAAATTGTGTCATCACTTCACCGCCCTCACTTTTTAGCGATCTCTTCCAGCGGAATGGAAATCGCTTTAATCGCATCAACAAGTAACTTATCAGAGCCGTTTTCCTCAAAGTAAGCGAACATACCGTAAAGGATCTGTGCCATTTCCTCTCGTGTACACGGGGATTTATATCGTAACCCGGCAGCGTCACCGTTAAAGATCTTATTGTCCTCCACAAACTCACGAGCCTTGGCGCTCCAATCACTGGGTGGTAATTTAGCTTGTTGAGACAGATAAGTATTCATCATTTTATTAAATTGTTCCTGTGTCATATCTTCTTCCTCTTTCGTATTTACTTTCATGGATATAATTTCTTGCGGTGTAATATTAAAATATGCGTAGAAATTATTACCTACGTTTCCTCCATAACCTTTTCTTTCGTCACCACGATAAAGACCACTTTCCCGCATGTCAACGTGTACCGCTTTTCCTGAAATATAGCCGATTCCCTTAAAACCTAAAGTTTGGCAAAGACAACAGATTTTACGTGAATCAACCACTTTTCCGTCTTTTTTCACAACAATATCTGCGGCAGTACCTTTTGTATGCTGACTTTTTGATGCCCCGCCAATCTGCTTGTTATAGGATGATGTTCTATAACCGCTGTTAATGTGAATACTAAAACCGCCGTAAGCCCTCAACTCCTCTAATTTTTCGAGTAGTTTGTCAGAGTATAAGACTTTATCCGTGCCATCCCTACACTGCATTTCTGATAATTTAAAGTTAGGACTTATTAAAAAATCCGCTCCCTTTTTAGAAGCGTATACTGTTTTAATCAATATTTCCTCCTTAAACGTAATGAATATTACTTAACCATGAGGGGCAATACTCAAATAATTGAAATCTCTTGTGTGCTCCGATATAACCGTTCTTTTTAGACCAGTTATCCGTCCTGTTGGCAGTAGGTAAACGCCGTATCATGATACCAAAATCATAAGATTCTTTCTTTGGCGTAGACTTCTTCGGCGTTGACTTCTCAACATGTTCATGCCCCAAGTGAATTTCCCGTACTTCTGCACAGGCAAACTCTTTCATGAAGTCAATCATAAAATCATCGAATACGTCTTGATCGTTTTTTGTGTATTCGCAATGACCAAAACCGACTGAAACGTTTTCCCATGTCAAAACCTTCCGAGGCTCTAAAGAAGTTTCAAATTTCATTTGTGGAAATGCCGATTCCAAACACTTCACGAACGCCCACGACATGGATTCATCGTGATTACCCACGCTGTACTCTTCACGGACTCTTTTAGCCTGCTTTAACGCCGCTAAAAAGATATTGTAATAGAAAGAATAAGCGTCACCCCAAGCCTTTACCATATCAACCTGTTCAATCGGCGTACCCTTTGATGTACGCCCTCTGAAATCATCGTTATGAAAAAGGTCTTGACCAATAATGACGTTTATTTCATCCCATTGTTTGGAAAAAATGACATTTAAAATCCGCTCCAATGTGAGGCGGTAATATTCGATATCAGATACTCCAAAGTGCATATCAAACAGCGGGATTTCCAACATTCGCTTTTGCGGTTTCAGGACAACAGGCTCAACAATCAAAGGTTTAAAACCCTTTTCCGCTTGCTCAATAAGCGGCTCAATTTGGCTTTCACCTACTGATTGCTTTACCCATACTTGCGTAACATTCCCTTTACCATCAATCTGCACGGTTGCATTATTAGCGGTAAACCCTTCAAAAGTACCTGCACTCAAAACTTCCGTATCGGCAAACTTTAAATGCTTCCACTTTCTTAAAGTACGCTTAAATGCTTCTAACGTTGTATTGGGAAATAAATCATGGTAATACTCGTCGTAAACTTCACGTGCAGTTTTCATTTCGGCTAATTCTACGCAACGTTTTTTAATTTCAATATCAACCATTTACACCCCTAAACTGTTTAGTTGTTCCTGTATTGCCGCTAACTGTGCTTGTAATTCTTCTTTTGTCGGTTCGGGAGGCTGTTGTGCTAAAATACCGTTTATATATTCCTGTGTAGCACCTTCAACCCACTTTTCTCCGTCCCACTTTGGCTTATATAGCCCCTGCGCCGGTTCAACGTCAAGGCCGATTTCCGTTTCCGCAGCGAACGTGAAATCATCACGTAGGAAGTTCCCGTCTAAACTTGTAATTCTAAGCATTTATTCACCTCACAAAGGGATTTCTATAAATCCGTATAGTGCCGTTAAACTTGTTACCGTTGGCGTAACATTACCTGATACATTATTGACGATCAATGAAGCAGAAGAATAGTTGTTTAAAATAGGAACTCTATGCTCGTATGCTCCCCTGTACGCCGTCGGTAGGTTAAAAATTGGATAGCCTGTCGTGCCACCAGAAACGTTATTCAGATATATTTGCAACATGTTAAAATCGTTTTTTCGGTATCTAACAGTGCCGGCCCAATTATTTAACAGTGTCGGCGTTATCCAATCTTCCTGTGCTTTGTTGGCTTTGGCATTATATAGCGTTTTGATGGGTAACAACTCCTGTGTACCGTCAAACCATGAGTTGGGAAAAGCGGATAAGAGGGCGTCCATTCCGGCGGCAGTCGGTTCGTTACCAGCGCCAAAGGTGGCGGTGAGATCGATAGCAATAGCGTACTTAACGTAGAAGTTATCAAAACCACTCGCTCTTGTATCCATAACACCCATTCCGTGATTAGTAGAGGTAGCTGTAAAAATTGAGGATAATAATTCGTAATTTCCGCCGCCTGAATGAAATTTATTAGAAGTAGACATATAAAATCCAATCAAAGAACTTAATGCCTTTACTTGCGCCGCAAAATAATATTTATGACCAACAACCGAGGTAAGAACCCGATTAATAGAATCGTTATTTTCGTTAGCCAAACAAGTTGCAACATTCCCGCTTACCGTGCATGATGCAAGCGTTGATGTTGCCCACCCGCTTGTACCATTACTGAAATCTCCGTTTGTGATGAGGTTTGTCGCGGTAACTTTATCGACTTTGCCGCTGATGTCCTGCTCCGCACCATTATAAACCTGAAACGTCGATGTCGCACCATCGGTCATGGTGATGGTGTAGGTGTCGGTGGCACCCGGGGAGCCGTCACCGGAGGTGCGGACGATAGAGGCGATACTGCTGCCCGTTGCGCCGGTATTGCCTTTATCTCCCTTGTCTCCCTTGTCACCTTTGGGTCCTTGAATACCTTGCAGCCCCTGTTCTCCCTTGGGTCCGGTGTCGCCCTTTGCCCCGTTGTTGATGGTAAAATCGGTATGTCCTCCATTATCAAAAACAATGCGGTAAGTGTCGGTCAAGCCAACAGATGATACCTTATTGACAGATACAATCCCGTTGCCGTTGGTCACGGTAAAATCAGAGGTTTCCCCGTTTTCGTAAGTGATGGTATAGGTATCGACGTTTCCGGCGGCAGAGGTTTGCTCAATCTCCGCAATGCCGTTCCGCGTGGGCCGGTGTCTCCCTTCAGCGTGGCAAGCCACTCATCCTCTGTTCCTGCGTATCCATGTTTTACCGCAAGACCGTAAGCGGAAATGTAATACCCCATCGAAAAAGCATTACCATTAGCAGGATTGATATGGTGAGAATACCACTTCTTGTACTCGTCATAGAATGAGTTCCATAGAGTAATCGCATTAGAATACCTGTCGTATTCCCCGTTGTAATAGTCGATCATAGCCTGCAAATAAGTGTAGTATAACTTATCATGCGGTGCGGGTACTAACAGTTCAATTCCGCTGCCGTCATAGGTTAAGGTTGCGGTTCCAACGTCCCCTGTTTCTCCTGTATCGCTAAATGTATCGTCATCAAAATACAGCGTTTTTCCATCGGAGGAAACGTTGTTAATCGTAGCCGTTATATTGTTCGCTGAATATGTTGTTAAGCCTGTAATAGTAATCGTGCCGTACGGTTTAAGCCCCGTAGAGGACGGGCAGACCATTGTTCCGCTATCGGGGAAGGAAATGCCTGCCGCCGTATAAGTAGCCGAATACACGTACTTTCTAATGTCAGCAAGAGATAATAACATTACCTCTGTTTGTATTTTCCCCTCTACTTCGTTAATCCACAGTGTTTTACTGTCGTTCGAAAAACCATTCGGCTTCATTTCATCAACAAAGTTTATTACTTCTTGTATTGTCATTTAATTACTCCTAAAAAATGAAGGGGAGGCTTTTAAACCTCCCCAATCACTTTTACAGCTTAAAGTACGCAACGTAAACTTCAAAACCGCCAGCATCGGGGGCTGTTCCTGTACCTGTCCAAGTTGCATAAACAGTAAGTGCAGAATCATTCTGATACGCGACCGCCTTTGTATATGCACCAACTGTCGTAGCGGTAATGTCGGTGGTAGCTAAAAACTTATTAGCCGTTCCGCTAATACCTACGGCAATCGTATCGCCACTACCTGAATTAAACGCATCGGTAACTTGGCAGATAACCTGTGTAATCATGCTACCTGCCGGGACATTGGCAAGCGCAAGGGCTTTTGCCGTACCGCTTGTTAATTCGGCAAAAATAACGGAGCCAACTTTGATATACTTTAAAGCCTTCTCGAAGGGTACCAACTCCTGTGTACCGTCAAACCATGAGTGAGGGAAAGCGGATAAGAGGGCGTCCATTCCGGCGGCAGTCGGTTCGTTGCCAGCGCCGAATGTGGCGGTGAGATCGATAGCGATAGCGTACTTAACGTAGAAGTTATCAAAACCACTCGCTCTTGTATCCATAACACCCATTCCGTGATTAGTAGAGGTAGCTGTAAAAATTGAGGATAATAATTCGTAATTTCCACTGCCCGAATAATGTCGTTGCGCATTAGAAAGATAAAAACGAATTAGATTACTTGTTGATTTAACTTGGGCTGCAAAATAATATTTATGACCAACAACCGAGGTAAGAACCTGATTAATAGAATCGTTATTTTCGTTAGCCAAACAAGTTGCAACATTCCCGCTTACCGTGCATGATGCAAGAGTTGATGTTGACCATCCCGTCGTACCATTACTAAAATCTCCATTTGTTAATAGGTTTGTCGCGGGAACTTTACCCTCTATAATATTTTGCCGATTTGCTTCCAATGCAGTAATTTTGCCTTCCGCTGTACTTACATCAGCTTCAATCGCCGCAACACGGGTATTATAGTCAGTACCGTTTACTTTAAGTAACGTAGTTTCTACATTGGTAAATTTAGTATATGCTTCCATG